ATTGCCCGAAGTGAGGGGATTGTTTTGACCGCGCAAGATTGGGAACCAAAACGAATCACTTATGACGACGCCCAACTCGCCGCGGTTAAGCAGGCTGCGGAGAAGGCCAAAGAACAGGCGGCGCAACGGGCGCTTGAGCGCGCAACTTTACGCCAAGACATAAACATAGCTGAAGAGACAGCCCTCGCACTTGCGGCAATCCTTTAATGGTTGCGTTAACGCCTTCGACCCCTATGCGCGTTTTGGGCGTCGATCCTGGCCTTATGGGCGGATGGGCGGTTGTTGACGCCAACGGCAATCTGTTTTCGGCAGGGTCGTTTCCAACGCATATAGTTACAAAGAATGGAAAGAAGTCTTTACAGATTGATGGGCCAAACTTAGCGGCCATCCTAGACTTAACATCTAGCACTCATGCATTTGTTGAGAATGTCAGTAGCCGCCCCCGCCAGCAAGGGCAGTTTCAGTTTGGGGTGAATACGGGGATCATTCACGGCATTTTACATGCGTTGAACGTATCCTTGCACAAAGTATCGCCCGCCAGTTGGAAAGCCGTTTACGGGATTAAGCGGGCAGACGATCAATCGAAAGCCGAAACAAAGACGCATGCTCGAAAAATCGCGGCGTCATTGTATCCGCAACACGCAAAATTATTCAGCCGCGTAAAAGATGATGGCGTTGCAGAGGCTACGCTCATTGCTCTCTACGGTTTGAACATGATTACGACACCAACCGCAGGGGGAAGGGATGGGAACTAAAGACACAATGCCGCCGCCAAAGCCGCAAATCGCATCAATTAAACAGCACACAGTTCGGGATATAACCACGATCTTGATGGAGCGCGCCAACGATTACGGAGGGTTTGAAGACGTGGCTTGTATATCTCAAAGCCTTAAATCAACGTTCCGCGTTTACGGTAAGATCAGGTGGCATCATATGCAGGATGATCAGAAAGAAGCGCTTGAAATGATTGCTTCTAAACTTGCCCGCATCTTGAATGGCAACACAAACCATGAAGATTCTTGGCGAGACATAGCCGGATATGCAACACTTGTTGCGGATAGGTTGAAAGGCGTGAAGCGTTAAGCCGCAAAGACATTTAAATTATGGAGCCAAACCCATGAAAAACTTTACGTTTATCGTTGCTTCAATTTTTATATCTCTGACTGCAACATCGACAATCGCCATGGCCGAAAGCCTGGAAAAAACGATGGATGATTATCAGCATCGCGTCGATCAATATTCAGCGTTTGGGCGGTCGATAAGCCCCCCGCCATCAACGTATATTCCTGAGAGCCACGCGCCCGTAGCGCAGCCGTATCATTATCAGAATTTAGACGGCAAATCGGGCGATACATTCCTAACCCCGTATAACTGAACATAAGGAGGTTAAATATGCCACGCCTGATTTGCGCCTTGTGCGTTGCGTTAATGCTAACGAGTTGCAGCACTGATCTTAAATATCTTGAATGCTTGGCCCGCGATAGGACGGCGAAGCCATGCCAATAGCCGAAGCCAGCCAAAACAAACCAAAGACAAATCGGAAAATCGTGATTGGCGGTTTGTATGGATACGAAATCGAAGTGACGACGATTTGGATACCAGCAAATGCGCCGTCACGAAGTAGAGATTTAGGCGGGGGCGTTCGTCATATCCCGTTGTCACTCCCAAGATTGAAATGTTTGGAGAAGAACGATGATTAATTGGACTGAGGAAGCAATCGAAGCGGCGTTTCGGGCGCATATGGACCATTACCTTGAATCAAATGTTAGGCCCGGACCAATGGTTGAGCCTGATCCGTTGGCGGCAATTAAGGACGCATTAGACGCCGCTGTGTTGGCTCAAGGGTTAGCTGTGCATGAAAACCCGCCAACAAAAACATCTTGATCCTCGCCAATTTTTTTGAATTTGAAAGAGCTTAAAATGAATAGTCAATCTGTATCCATGCGCGCAAAAGCCATGCGCCTTGCAAACATTCTAGCACGAGTAGAATTTTCTCCAAGAAGAACAGTGATCGACACATCCAGCAAAAACAAAAGGGAATTGCGAAATGATGAATTTCTTCCTCCCAAATTCAAAGACTGGCCAGAGATCAACATGGATTACCTTTTTATTGAAAATGCTGACGGCTATTTTTTGTATGATGACCTAGACAAAGGTCCAGCAGTTTGGCCCCTCGACCAAGCGATTGTACTGCCATATGGCAATGGCGGATTACGTTTGGCACTGGGTAAAACGATTGCGATGAGAGAGTTGCGAGGAAAAGCAAGGAGACTATCAAGCTGTAATGCCGCAACATATGTCATAGACATTGATGAATATGGAGATCTTATTGATTACGGTAGTGGCTTCTTTGGACTGTTTGCAGGAAAATGGACTTCTCTCTTAAATGGAGGTTCATTTGTCGCAGGTTGCGAAGGGGATAGATACAATTGCTCATTAAACATTTTAATAGGGGCAGCACTTGCTCAACGCTACGAATGGTCGGCAATTTTTCTTTTCAAGAACGGATTTAAATTACGCTTTGGGTGCTCAGCAAAAGGCGCGCTTGAACTATTTAAAGATAGAGATCGCCCAGAAGAAGGGCGAAGAAAATCCCTTTTACATTGGGTGAGAAGACACTGGCGACAAACTTCTGACCCGGATACGGCGAGGGCTGTGAGACAACATCTAAGGGGTATAACTAATTTCTCATGGAGAGGAATGTCTGTAAGCGTAATTCCTGCTGAATTTGAATTAGAAAAAGGAGCCTTTTGACACAAACTGTGCATGAAAATTCGCCAACAAAGACTAAGCCCAAGATTATTGTCTCTGAGAAACTAAAATGATCCCCATCGCGCCAGTCGTTTTGTTTGTCATTCATATCGGCGGGGCAACATTTGTCCCGTTCTATGACTATCAAGCCTGTGAGAAGGCGAGGACAGACTTAAAAAAACTCGACAAATCGTTAGTTACAAAATGCGTTCTGACCAAAATCGAAAAGCCAATTAATGAGTGATTTGTTTCCATATCAAGAGACAGGGGCGGCATGGCTGACGACAAAACGTCACGCTTTGCTGGCGGATGAAATGGGCCTTGGTAAAAGCGCTCAAGTAATCCGCGCACTTGATTTGGTTAATGCGCAGAATGTTTTGGTTGTAGGGCCTGCGGTTTTGCGCCGGAACTGGATTGCGCAACTGGAACTGTTTTCGAAACGGGCTTGGAACGTCACCAATATAGAGACGGGGACAATAGACCCCAAGCCTGGGTTCAATGTCATTTCTTACGATTTGCTGACGAACGAGAGCCTGCGCAAGAAACTAAATTCTATGTCTTGGGACGTTTTGTGCCTTGACGAAGCTCATTATCTAAAAGAGCGGACAGCCAAAAGGACCAAGTTTGTTTACGGGGCAGGGAAGTCGCGCCCTGGGTTAATGGAAAAAGCGGGCTTTGTGTGGAGACTGACTGGCACTCCAATAATGAATTACGCGGATGAATTATGGACCCATCTTAAAAGCATGGGCGTCGTCCAAGAATCTTATTGGGATTTTACATTTCGTTACTGCAAGGGATTTGACTCGACCTATGGCTACAAAATTACAGGCCATAAGAATACAGAGGAATTAAAAACTATGCTTCGGCCAGTAATGTTAAGACGAAAAAAGGAAGACGTTTTACAGCAGTTGCCTCCGATATATTTTCAAAACGTTGTTGTTGACCGTTCGCCAGTGGATTTGGACCCTTGGTTTATCGAAAACATTATGAACGTTAACGGCCAACAGAATTTTTTAGATAACATCAAGAGCATGGATAGCACTTTAAAGACGGCGCTTGCCTCAGTGTTGGATCATTCTCACCCGAAATTTGATGACAGTCTAAACGTGTTGGACGGGTTCAAAGCCGCCACTTCGACCATGCGGCGTTATATTGGCCATGCCAAATTGCCCAAAGCCCTGGATATTATCGAAGAGGAACTGGCGTCGGGTAAACTAAAGAAAGTCGTCATCTTCGCCATTCATCAGCAGATCATCGAATTAACGCGCCAGCGGTTGCGCAAATACAAGCCGGTAACTTTGTATGGAAAAACGCCTGGAATAAAGCGGCATATGAATATTGAACAGTTTCAAAACGACGCCAAGACCAGGGTTTTTATTGGTCAGATTGTTTCGGCAGGAGCGGGGGTCACTCTCACAGCGGCTAATGAAGTGGTTTTTCTGGAATCAGATTGGGTTCCGGCAAATAACGCACAGGCGTCTATGCGATGCCATCGAATTGGCCAAGAGAAACCAGTGCGCGTTCGCTTCTTCACATGTGCAAATTCTGTGGATGAACAGATTGCAAATGTGTTGATAACTAAGACACGCGAAATCACAAAAATTGTTGACTAGTGCGTTGCGTTAATCACAACATAGTATAAGATCACAACAAATAACGGAGATTCAAAAGTGCAGATTACTTTCGACCCAACTAACCCGCGCGAAGTTGAACAGGTTTTGCGTTACTTGAACGTGGGTGAATCCGAAGCCGTGGGCGTTACTAGCCTCTCCCCCGGTGACGGTGATGTGGAGGAAGCAGCGTCCGTTGGCTCCGACGTTGTTTCCTCCGCTGAAACTAAGAAGCGTGGACGCAAGCCAAAGGCTGAAACTACGGCGCCAGAAGCGGTAAAGTTAGAGCCGCTGCATGATCCAAAAGACGAAGACGTTTTAGACATGAGCGTTTCAACATTGGAAGACGCTCGAAACGCTTTGCGACGGTTTACTGAAGCCAAAGGCATGACCGCAGCGATTGATCTTTTGAAATCGTTTGACGTGTTTCGCGTGAGCGAATTGCCACCAATGGATTACGATAAATTTATTAAAAGCTGCGCAGCATGAACGAACACGCCAAACTTTCCCCGTCAAGCGGCGACAGGTGGAAACATTGCCCTGGCTCTGTTTCGCTAAGTCGGGATTTGCCTGATCCTCCGCCATCGCCTTTCGCTGAAGAAGGGACCCTGATGCATGCGGTAGCAGCAGGGATTTTGTCGGGCGATACAGAAATAATCAAAGTAGGCGACGACGTTTTTGAAGCGATTGTCTTTTACGTTGATTATGTGCGCAGTCGTGTTGAAGAATCCAGCGTCTTGCACATAGAGACACGGGTTAAATTAAACGATGATGTTTGGGGAACGACGGACGCCGCTGTTTGGAACCCGCGCACTGAGACGCTTGAGATTATAGATTTGAAAGGCGGCGCGGGCGTTGCTGTAGATGTCAAGGAAACAATACAACTTCCTATCTACGGCGTAGCAGCGCTTAAGACGTTTGGCTATCAGGCCAAGCGGGTCGTTTGCACTATCGTTCAACCTCGCTGCCCGCATTCTGACGGTCCCATACGAAGCATAACTTTCGATGTCGGGGAACTATTAGAATTTAACGCCGACCTCGAAGACGCAATCGCTTTGGTTCGTGAAGCTGAACGCGCAAACGATTTAGAGCCGTATCTGCATCCGAAAGAAAAGGCTTGCCGATGGTGCAAGGCGGCAGCGTTTTGTCCCGCTCTCAAAGCAAAGGCTACGGCTATGGCTAAGAAGGTATTCACTCCGCAGCTACCATACAATCTCATTTCTTTGGCTGAGACGCTTGAGGAACTTCCGCTAATTGAAGCGTGGATAAAGAACGTCCGAGAATTTGCCTATCAAGAGGCAGAGCGGGGCGTAGATATTCCCGGCCACAAACTGGTTGAAAAGCGCGCTTTGAGGAAATGGCGCAACGAAGGACTTGTCGAAGATGTTTTCGGCGGTCACGCGATAGACCTTTACGAAAAGAAACTGATTTCCCCGGCAGCGTTGGAAAAACTATTGCCGAAGGAAGAACGCGGCAAGCTGGATGAACTCACGGTTAAAGAGAGTTCCGGCCACGCGCTTGTGCATGAAAGTGACAAGCGACCAGCAATTAAAGTCGATGCAGCAACAGCATTTGCGAACTTGTGACAGGAGACACAGATATGAGTGAGAAGTTGATAACCCCAGAATTTAAAGCTGCATATTGTGGCATCTTTCGCGCTACAGCGCCGCGAGAAAATCCAGAAGGCAAAAAGAAATACAGCATGCGCGCTGTGTTTCCGCCAAACAGCGACATTTCAGCAATGAAGGCGGCAGTTAAAACCGCTATCGCTGATAAGTGGGGCAACGCGCAGCCCAAGAATCTACGCCTACCTTTCCGTAAGAATGCGGATTTGGACAATCCTATCCCTGGCGTGGCGGACGACGCGATCATTTGCACTTTTAGCGCCAATGATGATCGTCGCCCTGGCGTTGTCGATAAGAACTTACAAGAGATTATTGACGAAACCGAAGTCTATTCGGGCGCATGGTTTAGAGCGCAAATTCGTCCATACGCATATGATGTGAGTTCAAATCGCGGCGTTGCGTTTGGCTTAGAGAATGTAATGAAAGTTCGGGATGATTCACCATTAGGCTCTGGTCGTATCCCGGCTAACAAAGCATTTGAAGGGTTTGTGAAACCATCGGACAGCGACGACGACGATATTTTGTCTTGAGTGTTGCGTTAATGCTAACACGGGCGGCAATTAAGCCGCCCGCTTTCTGCGAGCCATTATGTCTATCCTATACGGTGACTTTGAAACATTTGGGAGCGTTGATCTGCGTGTCTGCGGCGCGGACAGCTACTCAAGGCACCATGACACGGGTGTTCATTGTTTCGGATTTGCATTCGACAATGAGCCGACAGATTTAATTAATTTTCATACTGACGAAATTCCTCTCGATCATCGCATCCTGCGACATGTAGCCAACGGCGGTGAGTTCGTAGCTCATAACGCTCCGTTTGAGCTTGATTTTTGGAACAATGTTTGTGTTCCGCGCATGGGTTGGC